TCTTGTGTATGAAAACTGGGAAGAGAAAGCCTTTGATATAGGCGAAGTTAAGAAGATATCAACTATTCAGTCGGTATTCGGCCTTGACTTTGGTTATACAAATGATCCAAGTGCTTTATTCTGTGGTCTTGTGGATACAAAGAGCAAGACAATATGGGTATTTGATGAGATGTATAAGAAGGGCATGAGCAATGAAGCTATAGCGGATGAGGTTATACGAATGGGATATGCCAAAGAGCGTATAAGAGCCGATAGTGCGGAGAAAAAGAGCATTGACAGGCTTTATACTTTAGGTTTATCGCATATAACTGCTGCAAGGAAAGGACCCGACAGTATAGTTCACGGTATCGACTTTATACAGGACTACCACATAATAATTCATCCAAGATGTGTGAATTTTATTACAGAGATATCCAACTACACATGGGCAAAAGACAGCAAAACAGGCAATATGATAAACAGGCCTATTGACGATTTTAACCATTTGATGGATGCAATGAGATATGCTCTTGAGGACATCTCAATGGGTGCCGTATATAGTTTTGATTAAAAAAGGAGTAAGATGTGGATTTCATAAAAAAGATAATTTTGGCAATCAGCCAATTTTTTAATAAAAAAAGCATAGTCGGTATTGATGGAATCAACATTCTAAAAAATGAGATACTGACATGGAAAGCATCACCGGATAGACTTCTGCAGTTAAAAGGCGCAATGTATTATGACGGTATGCAGGATATACTGACAAGAAAAAGAACGGTTATAGGAGAAGGCGGAGAGTTGCAGGAAGTTAGCAATCTGCCAAATAACAGGATCATAGACAATCAGTATACCAAACTTGTCAATCAAAAGGCTAATTACTTACTTGGTCAGCCCTTTGTGGTAAGTTCGGATGACGAAAACTTTCTTGAATGTCTAAAACAGATATTTAATAAAAAGTTTATGCGTAATATCAAAAAGGCGGGCAAATACATGTTGAACACAGGGACCGCATGGATATACCCAAACTATGACAGTTTAGGCCAGCTTAGTTTTAAGGTATTCCCTGGGTATGAGTTTTTGCCTTTTTGGGAAGATGATGAAAAGACAAGAGTAAGACTTGCGGTACGAATATATAAGACTGATGAGTATACTGCTGCAGGCCACAAGACAGAAGTTGAAAGGGCAGAAGTATACACTCCTCAGGGGGTATATAGATTCATTCTAAACGGTGAAAGTCTAGAAAGTGATATGATTAACCCTTACAGCACTTATGTTAATGTTGAAAGTGACGGCTACAATTGGGGCAGAATTCCATTGATACCGTTTAAATATCACGAAGGTACGCCATTGCTAAAGAGAGTTAAATCCCTCCAAGATGGTATCAACATTATGCTCTCGGACTTTGAAAACAACATGCAGGAAGACGCAAGAAATACTATTCTGGTTATTAAGAACTATGACGGGCAGGATTTAGGGGAATTTAGGCAGAAGCTTGCACTGTACGGAGCTGTTAAGGTTAGAAGTAACGACACTGAAAAAGGTGGAGTTGATACTCTTGAGGTTAAGGTGAATGTAGACAACTACAAAGCTATTATTGAGATATTCAAAAAAGCCTTAATTGAGAATGGGATGGGTTACGACGCTAAAGATGATAGAATGTCTGGCAATCCTAATCAGATGAATATTCAGAGCATGTACAGCGATATCGACTTAGATGCAAACGATATGGAAACAGAGTTGCAGGCAGCATTCGAGGACTTACTATGGTTTGTAAAGGCGCACTTATCCAATATGGGATTAGGCGACTTTGAGGATGAAGAGGCTACTATCACATTTAACAGAGACATATTGATAAATGAGACTGAGGCCATAGAGAGCTGTGTTAAGTCGGTAGGCATTCTATCAGATGAGACTATTATAGAACAGCACCCTTGGGTTGACGATGTGCAAAAAGAGCTTGAGCGTATAAAGAAGCAAAAAGAAGAGCAGGTACAGGAGCAGTACGGAGCTTTTAATGATATCAGAGATGTTGAACCTGAGGATGGTGATGAGATGTGAAGAGTTCAAAGTATTGGCAAGAAAGGTTTACTCAGTTAGAGGATGCGACAAATAAAGACGCTATGAAGGTTTACAGAGATGTAGATCAGATATATCAAAAGGCTCAGGCAGAGATTGAGGCAAAGATAAATACTTGGTATCAAAGATTTGCGACAAACAATCAAATATCCATGACTGAAGCCAGGAAACTTTTAACATCTGGAGAATTAGAAGAATTCAAATGGACGGTTGAAGAGTACATTAAGCACGGCAAAGAAAATGCTATCAGTGGCCAGTGGGTAAAAGAACTTGAGAATGCATCAGCAAGGTTTCACATATCAAGACTTGAGGCATTAAAAATTCAAACGCAACAGAGCATTGAGGCACTGTATGGCAATCAGCTTGATATGGTTGACAAGACTATAAAAGATATGTATTCAAGCAGATATTACAGAACGGCTTTTGAGCTACAAAAAGGCTTTGGAGTCGGCACGGCTATGGATAGACTTGACAACAATACATTGAACAATATTGTCAACAAGCCTTGGGCAGTAGATGGAATGAACTTCTCAAGCAGAATATGGAGCAACAAGCAGAAGCTAGTTAATGAACTTCACAGCTCTTTGACAAGAAATATAATTACCGGAGCAGATCCGGCTAAGGCTATAAAAGAGATAAAGTCTAAAATGGGTACATCAAGCTATGCAGCAGGTAGGCTCATAATGACAGAATCAGCGTATTTTAGCTCAGTAGCTCAAAAGAATGTTTTTGGCGACTTAGGGGTGGAAAAATATGAGATTATAGCTACATTGGACAGTAAGACATCTGAGATATGCAGAAGACTTGATGGGGAAGTATTCGACATGAAGGACTTTCAGGCAGGTGTTACGGCACCACCTTTTCACCCGTATTGTAGAACCACCACAGCACCGTATTTTGATGATTGGGAAGAGCTTGGCATTGACAGAGAGCGAGTCGCAAGGAATGATAAAGGTGAGAAATACTTTGTTGACGGCGACATGACTTATAAAGATTGGGAGAAACAATATGTCAACAATGATGCTGCTGACGATGGTAAGGCATTGAATATTGATACGCAAAGTGGTAAAGTGAAAGTATCAGAGGACATACCTGAACTAAGTAAGCTAAAAGCTTCTCGTATGGAGGATGATGATTATAACGAATATTTCGATATCGTAAACAATCATAACAACGAAGACATCAGAAGACTTTACAAACTATATGCAAATGAAATAGATGAGATAAAGCTTTTGGGTTCAAAAACTGCTGCATATGATTCGGCCTCAAATAGCTTAAGTTTTAACTATAACAGTAGCAGTAAGTACCCTGAAATAAATAAATTTGGAACGCTTGCTCATGAGTACGCTCATTTTTTTGATGAAAAAGCGGTATTTAACAATATCAATTTTAAGGAAGTGGAGGCTATAAGAGACGCAACGTGGATGAATAACTACTTTAAATCAATTCCCAGCTCAAGTGATGAGTTCCTTGAGGCGCTAAGAAAGGACAAAGAGTTCTTGAGTTCAATATTAACTCCAGAGCTTAAACTCGAGCTTAAAGCACATAACGCAAGTCACGGAGTGCAAGATGCGATTGACGGATTGTTTCCAAATGCAAGGATAACATGGGGGCATGGAGAGAGATATTACAATCAAATATATTCTAATATTGAATATTTCGACAAGTTCGCACGAACGTCAAACAAGAAGGCATTAAGACAAGTTTATGCAGACAAGGGCTTTGATGTGAGTAATTACGGGAAGGTTAAGATAATCTGCAGGCAGTACACGGCAGCGTCTGAAGCATGGGCGAATATCATAAGTGCAGAAGTTTGTGGCGGTGAAGAGTTGGAGTATGTAAAGAAGTATTTACCCAACAGTTACAAAGCGATACTTGATATATTGAGAGGAGTAAATTAGTGGAGAAATTAGAAGAGGCTCTTGAGCTTTACGAAAGAACGTTTGAGGAATCATTTCCAACCATACCCTTGTTGATGGATAATTCAGACGAAGATGTTATCAGGATGATAAATAAATGTGTATCGCAAAACAAAGACGTGTACGGCATGGGCTTTCTGGATGAGAAGGCTATATATTAATATAAGTTTTTAAGCACCTAAA